GAAATTCCCATGATAGTTTGATACTTAAAGAAATGAATTTCGAAACATTTTTTAGCCAATTGCTTCTTCTCATCTTCTGATAAGAATCGTTCAACATCATTGATATAATAATTCTGCGTGGTTGCAAACAAGATATCACCATAAGTAAGAGTTAATCCTTCTTTAACTAATAGATCTATTAGAGATGCAATAGTTACTTTATCATACCTATATTGGCGATTACTAACTAGTGTTAGGAAATCTGCTATTGTTGGTTTAGCACCAAAATGCTTGAACATATAAGTAATACCTTCGAAATTCTTCTGGTTAAATGCTTCCTGTAATAGTTGATGATCTGTATGATAATAGGTTTGTACTAACTTTGCATAAATCTTTTGCTCATCGGGTTCCTTCCCAGTAACTTTTAATCCAAGTTCCCCTGCAATAAACAATATGTCAAGGATCCTACTAGAGTTAACTGTCTTTACAATCTTAGAACAAATCTTGTCCAAATCCAATCGTTCCTTAAGATTTTTCAAAAGACCAACTAACTTCTCTCTTATAAAATAATAACTACCAGATGCATTCTTGTGTGTCAAAAACGTAATTACGTGGTCAACTTTGAATGGATAATTGATCCACTCCGGTTTGTCATAGATTTGAATATTTATACCGTGAACAGCTGTACAAAAAACATGTTCGAAGATAAACTCAATTTGGTCAGCTGTTGGTGATATAGTCATAAGAAAAAGATCAGCCAAAAAGCTAATGCTATGGATCTTACCATTTTTGTGATGTGTTAAGATTTCCTTAAAGAATTCATTCGTACATGTATCATTATCCTTACCAGTTGTGGCTTTATTAATATCCTTGACTGCTCTTAGGATACTTCCTGTATCGCAATAATAACCACCCCAACTGTTTGTTTGTACATTCACACAATGATTGTCTATGATAGCTTTCTCAGCTGCCAACATTACTATTTTAACCTTGAATGCTTTTTCCTTAATGATCAAAGAAACATCAATTTTCATTTTAGATAAACACCCTCCTTCGTATGTGCCTTTATAGTAACAAAGTTCTTTATATTTAGTCAGTATGTTAAAGTAGATGAAAGAAGAAAACTAGGAGTTTGTTGAAACAGATAGTAGGTGCCAGCTTACGTTCCTAAACTGATTCGCTGAGTTCGCTGGATTCGCTGATTCGCTGGATTCGCTGAGTTCGTGAGGTTCGTGAGCTTCCTGGATCGGTGACGATATTTTAGCTTGACGACGCGCTAATGAATGTTGTGGGCAACAACAGTATTTCTCGATGTCATGATCCTCGTGACTACGACACAAGGCCTTATTGAAGACATCACATGCGATAAAAGCAGCACGTTTTCGGTTCTTCATAAAGTTGAAGAGCACAGTACAGCGAAACTCTTCTTCGAGGAAGAGGAGTTTCTGGTCAATAGGAAGATTATCCCACGCTTCACGAGTTTCTTGAAAAATACGGCGCACGCTCTCCAATGTATCCCCCTTCTGTATGATAAAAGCATTTCCCTTTTGCTTTCTGATTTGTTTTCGATAAGCTCTCATCCAAGCCCCCGATCTCCACATCTTGCCGCTTTCTTTGTACAGATTCAGTGGATGACGTTTATGGTCTTTAAGTTCTTGGTATTCTTCTTCGAACTCCACACGCAAAACCACATCCAGAGCTGACAGATCATACAGTTCAAGATCGTCAACAGTCACGGTAGGAGTTGTAGGACTTGTAGGAGTAGGAATTGTAGGACTTGTAGGAGTTGGAGAAGCTGTAGCAGTAGTAGAGCTGGTCGCAATAGTAGTTGAGATGTTAGTCATGTTTCTTGATGTTAGTAATAAACAGGTCTACTTTAAAATTTTCATCAATTTCATCATATAATATATATTGTGTCTATTTTTCCTCTTTATCTATTTGGGTCACTTTACCAACATACTTGATGCCATAGAACTCATTTTTCTTCTTCGCTTGAGCTAACATACATTGTGGTTCATCAGTCATATGGGCATTTTGTATTTCTTCATCTACTTCCTTGCCGTTGTAATCCTCTAAATACACTCCGGATCCTTCTCCAGGATGTGAAAAATCCGTAACATCATACCACTCACCTTGATAAGAAATCAGAATACGTTTGGGCGTTCTGGGCGTTTTGGGTGTTTCAGTCTTTTTTTCCTCTAGGCTGGAATCACTACTAGATACTTTATTATCCATTGTCATGATATTCATAACTTAGAAAATTCTATCATCATCTTTACGAATGGGTTTAACTGAAACAAATAAAATTAGCCATTATAAACAGATAAAATTTGATTTTAATTTAATTATTAGCACCTCATATTACTATTTAGTAACATAAATCAGTAATTATATGAAGCAATTAATACAAATAGGATTGACGACATCCTCAGCCTCTGAATGCTTTCGTATCTTAAAAGTTTATTTAGAGCCTAAAGAATCTCAAAATCCTGTCTTAATTGTAGTTTCTAAGAGAAGCGATCCTCCGGGCTGTTTGGGTGTTGCTACGACTGGTCGACACGATGCTTCTGTAGAAGTAGAAATACCCGGAAATATCCTATTACCAGTCAGACATTATGTTATAGGACTACGTAAGAAAACTTCTATTGGAGAGCAAAAAGACCCGGAAGAATTAGAACTGGAGGAAGCTAGTACTAATCATAATGATTTTCTCCCAGATGTTCCCTTTAGACGTTTACCTTCTCAGAAGGATTTGATACTTTCAGAAGCTGTTCAGGTACTCTATGAGAACCCGAATACAGAAGAAACCGAACAGAAGATGAATGAAGAGTTCTGGAATGAGGAAATCAAGTTGCTTACTGAATATAAAAAGACCCAAGAAAACAACTTGAATACTGATAGTGTTCCCCTAATAAAGGATGCCAATAAAAGCCCACTAATAAGACCAGATAGTCCTCATGTTGCAGATGCAAGTGCATGTGTCGGTTCACATGGACGATTTGAACAACAACAGTCCGATTTTGTTGGTACAACAAACACGGAGTTACCTTTATATGTTAAAGCAATGGCTTGTGTGTCAGTAGGACTATTTGGAATAGTATTTTTTCAATGCTTATGATTATCTTAAAATTTCTTTTAATGTATTGATGGCTTCTTCGTATATTTCTTTATATCGGACATATAATTTGTTTGTGATGTTAACTAATTTGTCTTTCTTATATTCTTTGTTATAATGGTTGATTAATGTGATTAGGGTTTGATTATTTTTTGTGTTAATATTATCCTTATAAGCATCGTAACAAACAATATCTTTACTAATTTCCTCGATTCTGTAAACGTTATCAGTAATAAAAAAGACTTTGTTTGCCATGAATTCGAATGTTTTCATACTAACGAAACCTTCCTTTCTCATATCTGGCCAATGATCATTTACTATTATCTTACTCTTTTGCATAACTTCTCCTAATCTCTCATTATTGACCCATCTTAATTTAACCTTATCTTGTGCTAAAAAGGGAATTATCTCTTCCCACCCTTTTCCCCAGATGTTCAATCTTAAATTCCCTTCCAAGACCCTCCTTACCACATCTCTATATACATTCCTACTATTACCAATAAAAGATAGATTGTATTTCGGCTTTTCAGCTTCCTTTTTATTAGTAGATATGGAGAACGTGCTAACTATCTGAGTGGATAGTGGCGACAAAACAGTGTGCTCTGGAATTACCACAGAGTTACCCAGAGATGTAGTAGTGGAGGTAGTAGTAGATGTAGTAGTGGAGGTAGTAGTAGAGGTAGTGGTGGAAGTAGAAGTGGAGGTAGTAGTAGAGGTAGTGGTGGAAGTAGAAGTGGAGGTAGTGGTAGTATTCCTACAATAGATATTTGAATTATCAGAGGGATGGTTATGATAAACAAAGACTTGTGGCAGATAAATGATTTTTTTGTTAGGTAAAAGTAATCTAAGCTTATCAATCATTGGTATCGAAGCTACACAAATAATATCATAGGGATCAAATTGTGTAATATCCCCTAACCATAATGAAGGATGAGAGTAGAACCATAAAATGTTTTTGTGTTCCTGATCTGGCTCAAATTTGTTATATCCACCTAAATATATTACTGTTTGTCGGTTTTCTTCTATTTTTGAGTCTTGTTTTCTTTGTTCTTGTTCTTGTTCTTGTTCTGATTCCTGGTTTCTTTGTTCTTGTTCTGCTTGTTTTCTTTTTAGTTTATTCCTTTTTTGTTCGTTCTCATTTTCTGTGTTATCTTTTCTTGAGTGTTTGTTATCCTTAACAGTTTCTATAACTACTGAAAACCCTAAAATTTCGATTTCGTATTTCAGATTTCGGGCTAGAAGATAATCACCCCATTGATACATATTTTCATGATCTTCTCCACAAAATACCCTTATATATATATCTTTTGATACTGAGACTGAGTTTTGTGTAGTTAAGTTAAATAGTATATTGTGTAAAGTCTGAGAACTTTCCGATTTGTAGGGTCGAATTGAAAGATGATATACATTGTGCAAACCCATTTTTTCACAAATGTGGAATGTTTCTTTCTCCCCTGTTATTATCAAATCATAACACATATCCCTTAGTTTAATTGTGTTCTCATATTTCATCCAAACTATGTGAATTGGTTCCTCAATAGTCAATGATGAATCTTTAGACTCAAATAAATTTCCGAGCTCCTGTTTTGTTGTCCCAACAAAATTCTCGACCTCAAATAAATTTCCCAGCTTACTAAATGTTGTTGGATTTGAATGAAACACTACGTCAGGTTGAGTATCCTTTGCTAAACAAAAACTATCACTTAAGTAAGGTCCACACTCTTCTAATAACTCAGGATTATCAACTGAATAGGTTATTGGAATATGGTTATACAACTTTTGAAATAGTACTAATCCTTTACATATCCTTTTATAAGTATTAACTACTGATTTACCTAAAAGTCTTGCAGGATAAACCTTTAATTCAGGTATAAGATTATATGGAAGATACCCTGAAAGAATACGTTCCCAGGCATGTGCATAGCTTTCTCTATTATTAGTAACATAATGACTCTTGAATAAAAAGAAAGTTTGTTTTGGGGTATGTATTGATTGACTTAGCCAGAATTGTTTTAATAATTTCCAAGGTAGACTGAAGATTGTCCCTGCACTAAAATAATCTGGAACGACCCAACCATAGGTATTCCTATAAAAATCTAGGATCCTAAGATTGTATTTATCTGTTCTTGTATTATGCATATATTTCTCTGGTATTACGACACTATCATGTTCTATTATGTGTTCAACGTTCTGTTTAATTGTATAAACATTACCAGCTAGAGAAGTTACTAATTCTCTTCTCCATCTAGTATCAGATTTTGTATGAAATTTAAAGAGAACTTCTGCTGTCACACCCAATCGTAGTAAAATATCCATATGTACAAAGAATCCACCTAGATCCATCCCCCTATTGGAACAGGTTGTTATCACATAATTTGCTATCCCTAAAATACACAAATTTTCAGTAAGAATCACTTGATTGGATCTATCTGTTAAATGAAATAGATAAAAAATTAAATAGCCCGTTTGATTGAAATGAGCTAGAAGTACTTCGATATCGGGCCAGATATTCATATTACCCAGATGAATGCTTATTACTAATTTATAACGTGTATTGCTTATTTTAGTCTTACTTAAATGCAGGGATGTTCCTAAGATTTCGTACCAAGGATCGGTTGAAAAGAGTGAAGATTTGTTTGTCTTATGTGTATGGCTTGAATGAGAAGTAACAGAAGTAACGGAAGGAAGAGAAGGAAGAGAAGGAAGAGAAGGAAGAGATGGATTAGGAGAAGGACCAGAAGGACCAGAAGGACCAGAAGGACCAGATGGAAGAGATGGAATAGGAGAAGGAAGAGGAATATAAAAAAGTTCTGGATTATCTTCTGGATATTGTAAGGATGAAGTGTCTTTTTTATAACTATCTTTCTTTGTATTTAAAGGTAACAATATATCCTTTTTATGTTCATTTGTACTTTTGAATATATCTTCGAAAGTGTGATATTGTTTTTGACTTTTGTCAAATAATTGAGAATGCATATTAAAAGCATCTTTATCATTTGGTAGGTTTGATGTGAGAAACGACAGTGAATTAGGTCTTAGTCGTTCCATCAAATCACGAAGGATTACTAAACTTGACCCAGTATTATGATTGTTTTGGAGAATAAAACATGGAAAAGGGCCTAGATTATAATAGTCTGTTATTTGTGTTTCTGTAACCTTTGCTAGTGCTTCAAACATTATCTTGTCTCTCTCCGTTTTAAGTATTTCGAGAAAATCTCTATCAATTAGAATAATAGGTTGTTTAACGTTAGAAGCATCTTTTAAAGAGATAAAATACTCTGTTGAATGAGAAATTAGATCGAACGGCTCAGAAACATCTAAGTAGATCAAAGATAAGTCTTTGTTAATGAGGTTTTTTTCTGGTATCCATTTTCCTGAAACAATTGAATCATGTTCATTATAAAGGTACCTTAAATTTTCGTTTTGAGTTCTTTTCCTTTTATGACTGTTTTTATTACACATTTTCATTAAGTCTTTTAATGTCATATTCTGGAAACATGGACCAACACTATTTGAAAGATTTTGTACATCTAATCTAAGTTCTACTGTCAAAGCTAAGCTGTTGGATGTCTCTGCTTCCTTTTTGATTAGATCCTTAGCTGTTGTCTTTATAAACAAAGTAAAACTAGTCAAAAGACTAATTGCTGTGATCTTAATATGAAATTGCCAATCGTAAAACTCGACCGAAAATAGGTTCTGTAAATAATCTTCTGAAAATACAACTATGTGATATTTGTGTCTAGTGTCCAATGTCAGCGATAGATTATAATCAATTCCAGGTTTACTATGGAATATGTACTTGATGCCCTTTGATGGCATATTACTCAATATAACACGTTGTTTAAGAAGATTCCCAACTTCTTCCAATGACATTTGGTAACAATTTATATATTTGACTTCTAATTGGTTAGATAAAGTGTTTACATTTATAGTATGCGTAGAACTAGTAGATTTGGAAATTTCGGACATTGGGAATAATCCCCTTAAACTCCTGAATATTTTATTCTTACTTCCTTTTACTCTCTTACTTCTCTTAAACTCTGATTTGATTCCTATTCTTTGTTTTGAAAAATCTTTGTTGGTTTTAGTACCCAACAAAGACCCTTAATCTTATACGATAATTTATCTTATCTAATCTTTAGCCTTTAGCCCTGAGTATTCTGGTTTGGCTGATAGTCTGGTATAGCATTAACTTTACTACTGAGTTCCTTCATTAACTTTCGATGTTTCTTGCGTTCATTCTCATTTGGTTCAAGGATTTCTACATTGAGTTGTGATGTTTGACTCTTAATCTGATCATCATTTAAAAGTTCTGTAGCAGGTCCTACCCTCGATGTTGGATCCGTTTCATTAACATCTACTTGGACATTTTGGACTTTTACTTTTGGGACTTTTGGGACTTCTTGTACAGGAGCTTCTTTATTGGCGCATACACTGTCTGGTTGCCCGTTACAATTCTTGAGACATTTGCCTTGGAATTTGCATGCTGCCGGAGTATCGCATCCTTCTTGCGATAAACATTGAACTGAACTTCGTGGTTCCTTGGTTAATGGAATTGATACTGGCTCTCCTTGGGGACTAGAAGCTTCTCTTTTGCATGAGTCTTCTCTTTTGCATGAGTCTTCTCTTTTACGTGGATTGAATAAGCTACTGAAGATTTCATTGACCAGTTTTTGGACATTCGCATCTGGAGCTGCTACTTTGGGTTTCGAGTTATCTTGTAGAGGTGCGGTGTTCTTTGTTGTCGTAGCATTCACGTTAGTAGCAACTTCCTGTGGAGCTGTAGGTTTGCAGTCCGAAAAATTATTTGAGGTCGAGGATTTAGATGTTCTATTGGGATCTGCCATCAACTTCATAATACTTGATATAAGATCTACATTATTACCAAGAGCCATCTTTGGATTATTAGGACTTTCGCACTTCTTAGGATTCTCAGTCTTAACCTCATTAAGTTTCTGTTGTAGGCCTTCAGAACTAGGTTGACCTAGTCTTTCGATCTTAAATTGGATACATGGTCTTGTTGATTCGTCACTAGCTCTATCTTCAGCGCATTTCAAATCACGATTCGTTGTGCTAGCAGCCGGAGCACAATCACAATTGCAATCACAATCGCAATTGCGATCGCAATCGCAATCTATTAAATAAGCACCACAGCATTCACAATAACTTTCAGTAGTGTCAGTAGTATTGACGCTGTCTTCTGTTTTAGTTTCATCTATGCAAACTTCGTTCAGGGTAGGGCAATTGTGGCACTGGCAATTGTGGCAATTCTGGCAATTCTGGCAATTGGGACATTCGAGGACTTCGACACATCCACAATTATCTTCCGCTACATCCTTGGTGCCTGCAACGCACTGACAGCCGGAACCACAGACACAACCAACTGGAACTTGATTCCAAACATCGTTTGGTAGGACAAAATTTTGGAAAGGCACATTCTGAAACGTCGGAACGGGGTTCTGAAAGGCAGGAACATTCTGGAAAGTAGCTTTATTTGGACTCTGGTTATTAGGAACATTTCGGTAATCACGATAAAGATTAACACAATAGTTGATCATATGTGGCGTAATATAACCAAGATAATACCAAGCTACATTCTTTACACGATCCATTAACCAATTGCTTTTATTATCCTTGTCCATGAATTCACCAGAGACACTACCAGATTCACTATCTTTACGGTCACGTTTATTGAAACAAGCTCCTATTCCTTCCTGGATTTTAGGCACGAAGGCCATGCGATTGTTTAATGTTTGCATTTCACGATGAATGCCTTCTAATGATCTACATCCAATGCGGACATCCTCACAAAAGTTGTAAGCACTTCCGTAAGCATAACATAAATCACAGTAAACGGAATGACAGAATGATCGTAACCAATCACCAAGAGTCAAGATACTACAGAATCCGAGACAGATCAGTAACAGATCTCCTGAAGTAAGTACTGTTTCCGGAATATGAAAGTTAAATAAAGACATCCTAAATATGCGATAAAACTCATTGTAGGGCCATAGCTTTCTTCCATCAATTTTTCAAATAAAACTCTTTTTATAATTTAAGAGTTACGAATCTTCTTATAGAGTTACGAATCTTCTTATAGAGTTACGAAACTTCTTATAGAGTTACGAATCCTCTTATAGAGTTACGAAACTTCTTATAGAGTTATGAATCCTCTTATAGAGTTACGAAACTTCTTATAGAGTTATGAATCCTCTTATAGAGTTACGAATCCTTTTTATAATCCTTAGTTAACTGGTGAAATAAAAAATGATATAAATTTTCTGTATTGTGAGTAATACAGAAAAACTCAATGTCATCTCAAACTCACAATAGTTCTACTATCAGTATTAACAGTTCCACTGCTAATAGTGTAACTACCAGTTTGGAGCTAGCGACTCTCTCGTGTGTTGCGCCTACGGCAACCAGTTTGGAGCAAGCGACTCTCTCGTGTGTTGCGCCTGCGGCAACCAGTTCTTGTTGTAGTTCGAATGATAGTGGCTCAAATAGCTCTAGTTCGAACTTATCGGGGGTCGTACAAAAACCATTTGTTCCTCGACTTGGTTATGCGTGTATCAATAACACGTTGAATTATCCAAAAGATCGTAAGGATACGACTTGCCGAATTAACTCGGCCTATAAGGCTGGTGAGAAAACCGGATTTGACCCAGAAACACCCGAATATAGTAAAGCTGTTTATGACTTTCTTATAAGGTATGGTCTAAAGAATACAGCCGAAATTATCGACATTCTGAACTGGCATGTTAAAGTCGGTTTACGTTTCTATCGTATTTCTAGTGCTTTATTTCCACATATCGATAATGATCTTCTACGTACTCACATGACTGATGAGGATCTGTATGATTATCGTAACTTAAATCCATTTAAAAAGAACCTAGAACGTATTGCTGAGATAGCTTACACTAACGGTATACGCTTAACAATGCATCCAGATCCATATGCGGTTCTTGCGTCCCCAGATGATGATAAGGTCAAAACGACTATTATGACCCTGACATGGCATGCATTGCTATTCGACATAATGGAAGCTCATATTGAAAAGGTTTATGGCGTTAAAAACTCCTTTAAAGACTCTATCTTGTGTGTACATATTGGTGGAAGATATGATAAACTAGGAGGTAAGGATGGTACATTAAAACGATGGGCTCAAAATTTCCGACAGAAGCTACCAATTTTTGTGCAAAAACGAGTTTGTGTGGAGAACTGCGAGAAAAGTTATTCTGCTGAAGATTTACTTCCTCTATGTGAAGAGTTGAAGATTCCCTTGATATTCGATTTTCATCATTATGATTGTTATCCAGTGTATCACAAGGATTCGACACAACAATCTACGATGAAATTGCTTCCTCGTATAATCGATACGTGGCTAGTCAGAGGTATGAGACCCAAATTTCACTTATCAGACCAGGCTCCTGGACTAATGACTGGTGCGCACGATCAATTTGTTCGTTCAATTCCAGAACCACTCTTAGTCCTAGCTAAGGAAGGGAAGATAGAGTTCGATATTATGATAGAAGCCAAAGCAAAGGACTATGCTGTTTACTATTTGTTGGAGAAGTATCCATTTTTTAACAATACCAATATCAAAGACCCACATTCTAAAATACATGCTCAATATCCTAATGTGCCGATTAAACCAGTACCTGTTTCGTTACTATTGGTTCCTGAAAATAATATGGGTTCAGAAAATACTATTGTAAAAAAAATAGTTCCCCTCCCAATATTGGTTCCTAGAAATCTGAGTTCAAAGAATAAACAAGATTCAACATTATAATGTTCTTAGTTGATAGCTTCAACTATTAGTTTCTCTATACTTTGTTAGGAAAGGCTATTTTATGTTGTTCAAAACCTATTTGAGATATGTTTTGAAAACAACCTTTTGGCGTGTTGTTGCCTTCGTAGGTCCGCACGTTGATCAACGTCGTGTTTCCGTCCGGCAGCGTTCCGAGATCGGCTGAAAGCCCTACACAACTTTGATAAGTACAAGTAAAAAATAAGAATCTATAAAGCTCAACGCTCGTCAGCAGCGCATATCGCATATCGCATATCGCATATCGCATATCGTAGTGGTAGTGGAAGTGGAAGTGGAAGTGGTAGTGGAAGTGGAAGTGGAAGTGGTAGTGGTAGTGGTAGTGGGAGTGATAGTGGTAGTGATAGTGGTAGTGGAAGTGGGAGTGGAGGTACGAACAAAAATGATTTATACTCGTCAAAAATGTCCTTTTAATTTATAGCATCTATTAGTTAACAATATCTTGAAAAAGAATGATTCGAAAACTATGTATTACCGATAAAGAACAGTATTTAGCGTTACTGGAACAACTAACAGCAGTTGGAAATATTAGTGATAGCAAGTGGTTCTTGCTTTATCAAAAGTTGGAAAATAGTAACATAGAGATTTATGTTTTGGTTGCTGTTCATGATACTAATGACACAATGGGAGAAAGTTCATGTGATAAACAAGATAAGGAAATTATATTGGCTGCCGGTACTCTTTTGATAGAACAGAAAATCATTCATGAAGGATCTGTCGTAGGTCATATAGAGGATATAGTCGTAGCTGAAAAAGCACGCGGATTAGGATTAGGTAAACAAATTGTTGAGCACTTAATTAATAGAGCTAAAGAGTTGGGTGCTTATAAAGTCATTTTAGATACTAAGGAAGATACCGCTGGGTTTTATACCAAGATTGGTTTCCATAAACACGAAGTTCAAATGAGAATAGATTTATGATAATAAAATGATATTTTTTGTCTTTTTTTTTTGAAATAAAAACAAATACAGACATGTCAAATGGTTGTGATAGTATGAATGGATTAACGGATAATATGGAAGAACCTAATAGTATGAATGGATTAACGGATAATAAGAATGGATCTAAGGATGGATCTAAAGATGGATCTAAGGATGGAAAATATGTTAAAGCGGGGACACTGTTATACCATGGTACTTTTAGTGAGAAGATAGACATTCAAACTAAGCAGAATATATTGTATTTTGGTTTAGAAGCTTTACCGAGTTTGGCGATACTTACTGAGCATCAAAGAAATCGAGATGATATTGGTAAATTATTTGTATTTAAAGCAAAACAAGATATCATTGTATCATCAACAAGATCGATAGATATCTACTTTCAGACTTGGTTGACTGATCAGGAGGATAAGGATATGGTTTAAAAAAGGGATGATAAATCCTAATAACATAGTGGCAACTTCCTTGTCCAATGAAGTTGTTTTGATGTTTGATTCTAATGAAGATTTGGATGGACAGATGGAGCTGATACAATCTTGGGAGATTCCTATGGAAAAAGTGTATGATTTTTTGGAAACGCTACAGAGATTTCCCCAGGTTAATGATAATGACGTAATTACTAAGGCAAAAGCTTTAATACACAAAATGGAACTCGTAAATAAAGTTGAAGATTACTTGAACTCTATTCTCGTTCAAAGGTAGTAGTTTTGTGTTAATGTACATCTAAATAAAACAAGTAAAAATCAGCCAATTCGTAAACGGATAAAAATTTGATTTGATTATCAGTCTCTGTATGTAACTGATAGCTTCTTCTATGTTAGTTTTAATAGCATTTGTGTATCTTTTTGTTACCGTGACTGCCACGATAACATGTGAAAATCAACTCTTAGCTTCAACATCACCATCAGGAAATGATTGGTATATGGACGATTGGTGTGGACCTAGACCATCATATAGAGATCAATTTCAAACACGTACTTTTACCAATGAAGATAGTACTCAACATCGATTGCTAAAGCAAATTAGCAAATATTTACTTGAAAATTATTCTGAGCACATTCAGGGACATCATGTTCTTAGTCTTGCGGATCTACCAACACATCGGTATTCCTCGACTGGTCCTTCCAGTAGATGGTCAAGATCAACGACTTCAGGAAATGATGGAGATTTTGTGATTGTGGCACCTGGATGTTATGAGGTGCCTATTAATCTGTTCGGACAGCGTATCATGCGTATCGAAGTAACTGAATCTGGACCAGTTGGATTAGAAAGTAATTTGAAGGTTTATCGTAAATTGTCACTAACTGGTTATCAGAGGGATTTAGATCTTCTTATCTTCCGTGCTCGTGATGAATCCGAGAGAAGTGATGATCAAGATAGTATTCGAGTCTATCAATCAACCTATTATGGTGATTGGGATAGTGGTACTTTAAATGGTTATAGTGTCTTATCAAAACGAAAGTTAGAGACCGTTTTCTTAGATG